TCCTTTACATTACTTCTACTGATAACTTGGTATGCACCTTTGTTGTACGCAGGGGCAACCGTGAATTTTTTAGACTCTTCTAACTTGTAAGATGTATCTGGGGCCGAGGTATATGCACTCTTAGGCTCAGCAGATGGATAGTAAGGAGTCTCTCTTCTATACAAATCTTTGATGTCTAACTCTTGGAACTTAGGGGTGTATCGTTTTGCTTTAGGTAACGGCTTACGCTTTCTACCTGAGGAGGTGTGTCGTAAACTACCAAATGTAAGTGCCATATGCTTTTTCTCCTTTAAAGTATCCGTATATTATACGCAAAAGAAGTTAAAAAGTCAAGAACTATTTTTAAAGATCGTTAATTTCTTCGCCAGTTTTATGTGAGGAATCGTCCTTCTCTTTCGGAGTCATAGCAGTTTCAGGGCCAATCTTTAGGCTGTCCCAGTCTACTGTAGAAGTGAACGATTTCATAGAGGCTGATCGCATTTTTACACAATTAAATGTAATACAAGCGTCTTCATGATCCCAGGTTTCTAGTGTATAAGCGGCATCGGCCGCATCAAGAATACCTTTAGCGAATCGTGCTTCACCTGTTGCGTCTGTTTGATAGGGGGAAATTACTGTACAGTCGTACTCTTGTGCCATTGATTTTAACGCCTTGCTTACTTCGATTTGTTCTGTCCAGTCATACTGTCCTCCGCGAGAAGGGAGACTCGACCGCTTTACCTGATTAATATAGTCCACAATGATAACTCCAACATTCAGAGGTTTGACTTTTTTGTCAAGCTCTGCGCGAATCTTGGATAAAGTAAGTGCAGGGTCATACACTACGTCCAACTGCTGAGTCGGGAGGAGCTCATGCTGTGTCTTTAGTGATGTGTGCAACTTATTAAAGTCACGGTGTGTTTTATAATCCTTCAAACGGTCTTGCCCATCAACATAACGAGCTGCCCACCACGTTGCTACTTTCTCCCACTCTGTTACGCTCAGATTCTGAGTACGTAGACGAGCAAAGGGAACTTCTGTAGCGATGGAACAGCATCTTTGTAGGATAGATCGGCTATCCATCTCAATAGTGAAATACATAGCCGACTTACCACTAGCATATACTGCGTTAGCAATGTTTGCACAAATAACAGATTTGCCAGCACCTCGGCGACCACCAACCATAACAAGATCTCGGGGGGAGAACTGTATTTCGTAATCGTACTCTTTATTGAGTCCCAAGGGTATATACTTGGCTAAATCTTCTTCTGGCTCGAACAGTTCAATACGTTGCATACTTTCCTGCGGATCTTCCAAATCAACTTTGTCTTCGACGTCCATTACGATTTGGTGAAGATGGTTCACAGACTCCTGAGCATTCTCAAATGCAACAGAGTTGTCTATGTATTCTTCTAGCGAGTCCAGAATTTCTTTTTGAGTGTATTCGTTCTTCAAATACTCGAGAAGCATATGAGCATCGGCTTCGACCTCAACAGCTTCCACTGCGAACAGTTTTTCACGGGTACTTGAATCACGAATCTCAAACTTCAGATCTTCAATCGTGGGCATTTTATGAAATTCTTCGCAGTGTCTATCAATAACCTTATGCAGGCTATGATACTCACTTGGCAAATAATGCCTATGCGTAACACTCCAAGTCTGAAAGTCTTGGAGTGTAAGCACTTGCTTTATCAGCGCAGATGCGATATTCAAAAAAATTCCCCCGAATTAAAAATGAAGGTAGACCCCGTAGAGCCTACCTATAAGTTTGCTACTAAAGATTAAGCAGAAGCTTTCTCTTTCTTAGCTGCGCCATCATAGTCAGCGGCTGAAATGCCACGACGTGTTAGCATAGTCTTGACGCCACGAGCAGTTTTGCCAATCGCTTCAGCGATATCTTCAACACCCATAGTTGCAATGTCAGTCAACTCGGCCAATGGATCTTCCTTAGAAGCGCCTTTGGTAGTCTCTTGACGAGGAATTGCGTCAATGTCTCCAGAACGTAGGAGGCTAAGAGCCTTACCACGAATAGAGTTTACAGAACGGTCTAGTTCAGCCGCGATTGCTTCTACGAAAGCACCGTCTTGTACCATAGATACAAAGGTGACTTCTTCAGCAGGAGAGTACGTGCGTACAGCTTCTACTTTAGGAGCAGGCTTGACATGGCCAGTTAGTTCCATAGACAGGATCTTGCCTTGGATTGACTTAGGTGAGAATGCGCCATCTTCGAAATGACCTGCAATCTCTGCATAAGTGTAGTCTCCGCTATTGTCTGAGACAAAAGCAGCAAGAGTTGCTTCTTGAGCATCGTTAAATGCGCGTGAAGCATTGGCAGAAGCCAATTCTACATCGTGACCCATCTTTCGCAATTTGCTTGAGATAGAACGAGTAGAGGTTTCAAGTTCAACAGCTGCTTCCGCAACAGTTGCTTGAGAAACGGGGCTTTCGCCACCGACAAAATCAGTTAGTTGAGCAGTACGCTCATCAGTCCACTTAGGTAATGCCATTATATTTATTCTCCAATAAAGTCTAAAAGGTTAGTTATGATTTGAACGCCAGCATCTCTGGCCTTCTTAGTTTTTGCAGATTCTACTCCGCTTTCGTTTACTAGGATAGTAACATCCTTAGTCAAGCTAGTCTTGACTGCATAACCAAGCTCTTGTAGTTTGTTATGAGCCTCAGCTTTCGTTTTGTAACTGGTAAGTTTACCACTAATACAAACCGTGCCGTGGGTTATGTTTGTTGTTTGATTGTTCTCAAACTTGAAGCTAAAGGGTAACATACTTTGCTGATAGAACTCCATTTCTAGCCAATGTAATAAGCTAGCTGTAGACTTCTCACCAAGACCCGCCTTACGGCACAAATCGTAGTCTATTTCATCAATGTCTTTGCAGACTTTGGAAAGTTTTTCCGAGGCTGTCTTCCCGATAAGAGGTATACTAAAAGCAGGTAAAAGTACATTTAGCGGTGCACTTTTAGATCGTTCCAGCTCATCTACTAACTTTGCCGCTAGTCTCTCAGATCCTAGAGCTTTGGCCATTTCGAGTGCGTCTAAAGAGTATAATTCCTCAAGAGAAACTATATCTAATTTAGCAATCGACTTAGGCCCTAGACCTTTGATCTTTAGAGTCTTAGCAAAGTGTTCGATAAGTTTAAGAACTTTTTCTCCGCAATGCGGATTTCTACAATACAGAAGATAGTTGACTTCCTCTAGCACCGATCTGCAACTAGGGCAGTTTGTTGGAGCTTCGATTTTGGTCATTTGTATTCCTCTGAAATTGAATAAGTATTATACTGGACTTTAAGGTTTCTGTCAAGAACTATTTTTCAACACGTCCAATGATCCTAGGGATTATCTCCCCTGACCGTATTACAGAAACCCGACAACCTACTTGTAGGTCTAAGTCTCGTATATACTCTATATTGTGTAGGGTAGCTCTCGAAACAGTTGCGCCTCCGATTTCAATAGGATCTAAGATCGCTACTGGGCTTATAACGCCGCTCTTACCGAGCTGCCACACTACATCAATTAGAGTTGTCTCCACCCCCTCGGCCTGTTCTTTAAGAGCAAAGGCACCACGGGGGTGTTTAGAAGTATGACCAAGACGCTCAAACTCAACTGAGTCTTTCAACCTGTAGACCAGACCATCCGTGGGATAGTTGGTACAGTCAAAGTCGGTAACTACTTTTAGACCCATCATCTTTAACACAGTCAAAGATCCTTCGTAGTGAGAGGCTTGCCGAGGCGAAGCATCGTATGCTACGAACTTTAAAGGTCGGGGTGCAAACTCGTCTAGGCTTTTAAGACCTAAAGAACCTGCCGCATAGTTACGTGCGTTTGGTATAGAACTAGGGGCAACAACTTCCCCTGTTACCTGAATTAGGGCGGTACTTCTAATCTCCGTAGGGACTAAAAGTCTCATCTTATCAGTGATGTCTCTTCCTTGAATACCGTCCCCACGAGTGAGGGCCAGTTCTAGGTTGCCGTCTACATATAGCAAAGAGACTGCTGCTCCATCTAATTTAGGACTACATACACAAGCGTCTACATCCAAGGGAGCTTTAGTAATATCAAAACACTTCTGGAGAGAGTACATCTGGAATGCATGCGAAATAGCATCCGTAACGGTGTATCCAACTCTTGTATAGTCGTGTTTATCAGCTAAAAGGTCAAACTCTTGATCTGAGATCGCAGGAGTGCCCTTGTAGTACAACTCGCTCATCTTGTCTAAAAACGCTCGCATATAATTCTCCTAAATAAGAAAAGATATTATACGGAACTTTAAGGAGATTGTCAAGAATTATTTATACAGATCGTCAATTAAATCTGAAAAATGTTCTTGTACTAGCTCTTTTGATTCTGCTAAGGAAAGTATCTCGGTCAGTCCTATAAATAGTTCTTTGGAGTTACTCAAGTCAAGTGGCATAGCAATACCTTCTGGCGTCGGTTTCCACTCTTCTTCGAAGTCCATGTAATACTTTCGCAGGTGTATGTATTCTATACCTCTGAAAGTATTAATAGTCAGCCTTACCTGAGTTTCTTTAACCTCATCATAGTGAATAACACGGGAGTATGCTTCTGGGGCTTGATGTAGTTCCATTTAACGTCCCTCATTCTTTAGAATGGAAGACAACGGTACTACACTAGACACATTCGCAGGTCTTAGTAGACGGTATGAATCCGTATCCCAGCAGAAGAAAAGAAGAGTATCGGCAGTTTCCTTTGCTCTATTCTTCTTTTTCTGAATATAGGGAGTTGAGAAGTCTAAGGTACAAACATTGTACTTTAGTTTTTTGGAGTGTTCGCTACGATAAGTAATAACGGCATCCCCATAGTTGTGCACTAATTGTGCCAGTTCTTGCTTTTTCACTATAGCTCCTTGGGTTAGTATTTCAGCAATCATTATTGTGATGCTACTTTACAAGGTGATTTCTATAGATACAAAAAGACCCCACTAGGCGAACCTAGTGAGGTTTGTTACTTACGCTTCGTTTATTGCGGTAATAATTGAAGTAAAGTATTGTGAGGCTTTACCTGTTAACTTGGCAATAATTTCCTCGTCAACAGACTGTCCTGCGTCACTAAGAGCTGCGATCAAAGCTTCTGCCGCTGCTGCTTTAGAGACTCGAGCACTGCCTCCTCCGTTGGTTGTACTGCCGCTAGATTTAGCCGCAGGGGTTTTCTTAACATAAACGCCAGCTTTTGTTAAGATCATACGAACACCGTTAGGTGACTCGTCTAATTCTTCTGCAATGTCTTTTACAATTTCCATACTCGTTTCTGGAGTAGGTTCAGCTTCTTCATACATTGATACTGCTTGTGCTTTTTTATCGTCATCCCAAGCCATTTTTCGTTTCCTTTTAGGTTTAGTGTTTTTAAGCCCAGGTGTAAAACCCGTTGCTTCTAGTTGTTGCATGTAAAATCGGTAGCCCATTGCTTCCTCTCATATTTGAAAAACTATTATCGCAAAATATAACCATCTTGTCAAGAAATATTTTTTATAACCTCTCTAAATTTATCCCGTACTTTTCCAAATGAGTCAGCTTTCCTAGTTCATATGCTGGTGCATAAGCACTAAAGCCTCCTGTCTGTACATTTGAAAAATATGTATCTTCACTATCTATCTTTTGTATTACATAAATACTATAGCAAGGACACCCATACTTACTCTCATAGTCAACGGGAGCCATACCTTTTTTAGAATTTACGTACTCAGGTGTCAGTTTGTTCTTAACTATAACCGTACTATGATACTGAGCAGACCATGCAATCTCCTCATTTTTAAAGTCTTCTGCTACACACTCATCTGGAAAATAGTGTGGGATCAGTCTTTCTTCTTTGTTTGCTGGTCTTGACGGTACTCCCACTG